CATATTTAGCTGCTTCTTCAGCAAGAAATCCCATTTTGTTTAATATTGCCGCCCCATTACCTGCTACGTTAGTAACAGCTAACCCTATAGGTTTAAATGGAGTTGTTTCCTGCACTTCCATATTATAAGCCCAAGTTCCACTTACTTTTTGAACCGTAAAATCATTTGAACTAGTTCTAGATATTACTATATCTGCATATGCATAAGTTAAAGGAGGATAGACAGCCATAAGAGCATCTAGTTCAGGATCGTCTTGCCCTGTATATTCATCTTCATCATCTGCTACTACTATCGAATCAACAAGAGAAGCTGCTTTTGTACCCCAACTTGGCAGTTCATCTATTTCAGTGTTTTCGGAATCACTGTAGAATTCAATATGTCCCGAAGTTCCATTCCATTGTAATGCCCATACATCCGCTGGAATACCGCAGGTAGATAGGTCTAAATCACCATGCCCTACTCCATCTTTAGTAACAGCATTATCGGCTACTACAATTGTTAAGTTCATTTCTTATCTCCTAATAAATTTTGTTTTGCACTTTCAGCTAATACTTTAACACTTGCCTCATTAGCTTTTACCATTTCATTTCTGAATGATTCTACCGCTGCTCCAGTTTCTCTTTGAGTGCCTGAGTTTTCTATTTGTAGCATAGGCATCCACGCTATAGAGCAATTATATTCATCTACTTGATTACCAGTATTTTTATCAATACCTTGTATTTTAACAAACCAAGCACATTCTAACCCAATACATTTTTTCTTCAATAAAGGACAAAAAGTCCCTTTTTCTAGTTGCATTTAAATCCTTTCGACTATATTAGTCTTTAGTCGCTGTTATAACGTCTAAGTATTTTACAGCTAAATCAATCGCACTTCCACTAAATGTTGCAGTACCTGAACTAAATGAGAATGGGTGATTGTGAGATCCGCCTCCACCTTTTGACCCTGTGTTCGAACTTGTTTGACCGGTACCACCACCTTTACCACCAGCACCACCAGGGCTAGCTGCAGTATAAGAGTGAGTATGGCTCGGTATTTGAGGGATACTCAACGTTGTATTACCTGCACTACCGGAAATCCCTGTAATAGAAACTGAACCTGCTACCGCTTGTGAAGTAAAGGCTGAGCTAAAGTCTACTGTACCTGCAGTGCCTCCTGCTGTTCCAGTCACAATTCTCATTGCATGTTGATTATAATTTGTTGTATCTTTTGACCATCCAGTTGGAGCTGCGTTTTGAGCAAATATCATTCTAGTACCTGTATCAAAAGCGGCCGCCGCTGCTGATGTCCAATCTGAACCATTAGAAGTTAATACATTTCCTGAAGTACCTGGAGCCACTGATGAAATAGCTGCTGTACCTTCTCCAATTAATACCGAGCTTGCTGTATGAGTCGCCGCTCCTGTACCACCTTGAGCTACGGTTAACGCTGTAGTTAATCCAGTAAGAGAGGTAATATCAGAGTTCGCTCCAGACTTTGCTGTTCCTAAAGCTGTACGCGCTGCGCTAGCAGTTGTAGATCCTGTACCACCCGAAGTAACAGCCAAAGCTGAACCTAAAGATAAGGTAGATAAATAGCTAGTTGCATCTACTACGTTAGTACTAGTGTTGTAAATAAATGTAGAAGTAGCTGCCGGAACTGCAACGGTTGTGCCCGATGCGTTTTTACATGTGATGATGTCAGCTGTACCGTTATTAATTAAGTATAACTTCTCAATAGCTGGTAAAACTAAATCTCTAGCACCACCTGTAGTTCCTGTTAGATTAAGTCTAAGATTTCTACCTACTTGAGCTGCGTTTGTATCTGTCAGAGTAAGCGTTACATTACCACTAGAAAATGTAACATCAGCCGATCCTGTAATGGCTTCTTGTAGAGCTGTTCCTAAGTTTGTGTTTGTTGTATTGCCCCATACTCCAGACTGCTCTCCGGTTGCTATGAGTTCAATTTTTAGATCTGAATATGTACTTGCCATGTCTATCTCCTATTAACTTGTTTGGCCGCTTGCAGGTACACTTGTGACATAGACTTTTGTATGTTGCTTACCATTCCATGCGGCACCACAATCAGAGCAGATTCCTGATTCGTATTCTTCTGCATCTACATGCATTCCACAACTGGAACACTCTAAATGCGTTTCATATTTATTTACTATTGTACCATCTTTTAATGTTTTTGCTTCAACTATCATGCTACTATCCTTTTCCAATTAGGGTCTTGAGTTGTGTCTATCAATCCCCATACTAAAGTAAAATCGTTAGTCTCGCAAGTTCCACTAACCCCCGTTACACTTACATTTGCTTTACCACTTATGCTAACTGATCCAGTCGCCCCAGTTCCCGCTACTCCTGAAAGTAAAACTCTATTTTCTGTAATAGTAGTGGTAGTGCCTGGTGTAGCTGTCGCACTTACCCCTGTTAGGGATACTGTTGCTTTGGCTTCTACAGTAACGTCGCCAAGATCAGTTGTACCAAAGTCTCCTAATACAGCTTCTACTACAGAATCTGAAATAGTAGATACTGCGCCTAACGCTGTTGTTCCTACAACCCCAGTAACTGTATGTGATGATTCTGCATCTACAGCAGCAGTTCCTAAAGCTCCTGTTGCACTTACACCCGTTACTACTGCTAAAACAACCGGTCTACCCCAAGTTCCTCGACCCCAAGGTCCAGAACTCCAGCCAGTCCATGTTTCTACATACTCTACATACCCAAGTCCAGTTGTACCCCCTACACCACTTACCGTAGTTGTTGATACACCCGATGTAGCAACTGATCCTACAGATCCTGTTGCGCTGACTCCGGTTGGTGACGCTCCGCCACCTGCAATAACTTCTGTTGTTGTGCCTAACCCAGTTGTACCTGCTAGCCCCGTAACTGTAGTATTAACAAAGATAGCAAAGCCAACATCCCCAAGGGCTGAAGTGCCTGCTAGTCCTGTTACACTAGCGGTAGCATTGGCTGTTGTCGTAACGCTACCTAAGCCTGTGGTTCCAGTAAAATTAGTTACTGTTTCCCCAAACAAATCGGAAGACCACGACCCAGAGCCATAACCACCTAGGTTGATAATCTGGTCAGCCATAACAGACCTCTATTACGCTATACGTATAATTGCGTTTGTAGCATCAAATGTTGGGAATACTACTGAGAAATCTCCCGCTGTTGATGTTTTATCTCCACCAAAATCTAATACTGCGACAGCTGTGTCAGACATCGTATCATTATAGATTAATGCACCTCTAGCTGTAATACTCGCTGTGCTCCAAGTTTCAGTTGAAAAGTTAAGAATCGCTGTTGTACCTGATGCTTGTGGTACAGCTGAAACAGTTAACGCTTGACCAGTCGCAGCATATCCTGTTCCTGATGTTTCGCCTGATGCTGTGTAAGCTGTTGTTGCTGCGCCCAAAGAAGCTGACGATGTATATAACGCCATCTTAAATGAATCTTGTGTATTAGCACTACGTGCTACGTTCGCTGTATTAAAGTTATGACCGCCGCTAAGCAATTCAACTTTAAATGACGTACACATTGCTTGTGAAATTGCCATGTTTTTCTCCTACAATTCTAAAATTGTTTTAATTAAATCTGAATGCCCTGCTTCACGCAGTTTATTCGCTAGTGTTGTACGGTCCGACTTCACCGCTATTTTTAAATGGTGTATTAGAACTTGCCTAATATGCCCTTTAAAAGCTTCCGCTTGTTCCTTTATTAAAGGATTTGCATCTTTGCTGACATACATAATTTTATCTAACGCAAACTCAGCTATTTCTTCTGGTGTATGTCCTCTATGAGATGTTGTATGTACCTCAAAATTTAAATCACCTAAGTTTAATTGTTCCATTATACCCCTTTAGTTGTTAAAATTAACCTATTCTTCTGCCTCTTCCAGGAACCGGTATTCTTGCTTGACCGCTTCTATAGGCATCTCTTCTATTTTTACCTTCACCTAAACCTGTTAATAATTTCATTGCTTCTTGATAACGTGCTGTATAGTTGGCTACCGTATCAGGCTCTGACAACATAAATGCAGCTGCTTCCAAAAGAGTCCCATACAAAAGAGCGCTATCAAAATTATCACCCAGCCAAGTATTCCCAGCAGTAACAATAGTTTCAGGATAGTAGTAATAATGTAGCTCTGTATTGTAATCAGCATCTGGTGTTGGCCCTAATATCATTGCAGTATCATCAAAAATAGCATAATACTCTGGTTTACCTCTAAAAGCTGCATCAGTATCAGGAAACGATTCTCTGATAAAGTTAACATCTTTATTTAAAAGATATGTATATTCGTTATCACTGTTTATAACAGCTATACTGAAAGATGATAACCAGTCTGTAGGGAGACCCATATATTTATTACCGAGCGTCATTTCTCCTGTTACATTCTTTCGTAGATCAGGTAATTGAGTCGTATTATATATTCTCTGTTCAGCATTTTGTATAAAAGTATTTATATCCGCAGTGGAATATTGATTCTCAGTATAACTTTGTACTGCTGCTACTAATTCTGTATAGTTCATCGACTATTCCTTACGCCATTGGTCCGCGAGCTTTAGTGCCTTTAGTAGCTGCACCATTACCACGAGTTTCTACGCCTGTTGTCTTAACATCTTTTTCTGGATACCCAGCAAAGTTAGGTACAGGTACGTCTTGTGGTTGTGCAAAGCCATCTACCATTTTAGCTTTTCTTTCTTTGTTTTCTTTAGCCATCTTAATCTCCTAGTTCTACGGTTACAGTACCTAAACCACCGGCACCTTTTAAATTATCAGGTATATCGGGTATTGCTAATAAATTACCTGATCCTACTGGGTTCCAACCCCATTGTATATCTCTTGACCCAGTTATGTTGTTGTCATTAAAACTTTGGTCAGGTCTTGGATCTCGCACTGCTTGAGGATCTTCTACTGGATACATCCCCTG